ACTCCTTTTTACACTCGTTCATAGCAAGGCCTGAAACTCTGCCAGCTTCTGAGCGTAGTGACGGGCTTTCTCGCTATCGTGAGAACCTTCTTTGTGCCCTTGTCGCATGGCGTATTTAATGATGTTGCCCTTGAGGAACCCTACAAACTCCTCAGGCGTTAGTACTGCCTCCATCACAGACCATGGTTGCATCTCCATGTCTTTGTAATGACGGCCATCTATTTGGTAATCATCTGCTCTTTGAATCATTTTGTTCCTTCAGTTTTAACATGTAGTACGTAGTCGGAAACTTTGCTTTCTTCTTGACCAAAGTGCGGAGCCAGTCAGCCCCGCCAAGATCTTGAAACATCAACCACTCAAGGTCAGACATCCTGACCTGACGGCCTAGCAAAGGCATAGGCGGCTTAGGTCTAGGCATTCTTTGGCCTCCGTGTAGCCCTGTGTGCCCAACAAGAAGCGCAATGCCATTTGTTAGGACTCATCTGAATGCCACCTTCTGGAGGTTTGATTTCTTCGCATTTATTGCAGTGTTTAAACTGATGCGTCGGCTGCTTGCTACCGATCTCTAATTGTTGTTTAGCAAACCCATTCATTTCTTAAGACTCCTGACGTAAGCGGCAAAGCTTGCCGTGGTGTCGCCACCGTTTTTCATGGCATCAAACTCTTTAGCCACCTCTTCCAAAGTGTTGTTCCTGATCTGATTGGTTACCGGATCAAGTTGCTTGAGGATCATCTGCCTCTTGCGCCATCCCAGCGCTTTCTCCCATATGTTTAAACTGTATTTAGATTCAATAATTTTTATATCTTCAGGTGTGTGTGTTCTGCTCGTCATGCTGCTTGCCTTTCTTCGTAATCTGCCAATATTTTTCCAAGTTTACTAACGTAAATAAGGTTGCTTGTGTCTTTAGCATCCTCAAGCATTGATGATGCCGCCGTAAACGTTGCCGCTGTGCCCGCTTGAAGCTTTGGTGAAACAACGTGGCATTCATAGCCCGCCCATTCAAACTCCTGTAAACCACGAATGTGTTCTTTAACTACCGTGGTTTTATCACCATACTTTCGTTCATGCTCCTTGACGTAATGCACGATCTTTTTGGCTTGGCCTGATGGTGTCCGGATGCTTTTGTCTCTGTCCTTGAAATAATACGGGGTCTGGTCATTGTTTACACCAAAGGTTACGCGATCACCATTCTTTTTGACAATAACATTCCAACGGTTTTCTCGCTCTGACCACCAGTCGTGTGCCGCAACAAAATAGTTCTGAGCAATAACTTTGCACTCTTCAATTGATCTCTCTTCATCTTCCAGATACTCTGCCGGACTCCAAGCTTTTTTATAAAAAATGGATGATTTGCCGTTTGCCTTGCGAGAATTTGAGCTTTTTGCCGGAACTGTATGGGCTACGGTTCTTAGTTCATCGCAGAAGCTTATGACTCCCGTCTTTCTGTTGACGGTAATGTACATGTTGACCCACAATAACTTGCCACGGTAATCAAAAGACATTCCAAATTGATACGGAACGCCAGATTTCTGTGATACGTGCCAAGGTAGCTTTTTCATTTTGATAGCAAATACGAACTTTGCAAAAAACTTTTTCTTAGTATTTATAGTTTCTTCGCACGATGCAGAAATGCACATGATGGCCGGTAGCGGCTTAGTTACATCCACCACTTTCTGCTCATCATCCCACGATACCAAGAATGGATTGGGCACATGGACACCCAGCTTCTTGAGGCCAACAACGGAATCTTTTGGAATCCAAGAGCCGCTCATTGTTGGAAGCTTGACGTTATTAAATGTGTGTTCAAGTCGATCCAGTAGGTCTGAGAAGTCCTGTCGCTTCTCTTTGTCGTATTTGCGTGGCGTGCGTGGCTCTGGTTCAACCGCTACAGGAGCCTTAACCTCAGGCGTTACGTCAGGTTTAATCTCAGGCTTGACATCTGTTGTTCTAAAGTGTTTAAACAGGTTGTGTATGAAGCTGCGAACTTTGTCTATGAGTGAGTAGGTTATGGTGGTCATGCTAACTCCGGAAAGGCTTTGTCTACCATTGCTTTGATCTTCTCGTTGGTGATCCGCTTCTGCTCTGAGGCCTTGATCATGGGCATCACGAACCAACGGTACTTATTGTTTGCTTGCACTCTTGCGAGGATTAGGTGTTTGTTTATTCTGACTTTCATTTTGTTTCCTGTATTCCAATACTTCGTTAAGTAATCGCTCCATCTCATCAGCCGCCATTAAATGAAAAGGCGTGATCGGTTTGTGGCTTGCTATTGAACGCATCATGGCAATGGTTTGTCTTGCCGTGGTTTCACTCAATGGCCTCATGTGTTCTTCTCCTTAAAGCTATCGATGGCCGTGCAACCACGTTCCTTGCAAGCGGGGTCAAGGTCAGGGATATGCTTGTCGATTGCGTCATATATCTTGGTACGTAACATGGTTGGGCTTCCATGAAACAGTATTGCAATGTTGAGCAATTCTTCGACAAGCTCTTTAGACTGTGAGTATTTCATGGCTTCTCCTTAAGCACTGCCTCTAGCTTGTCAAGGGCTTCATCCCACGTGTTGTAGTCAATGCTATTACTAAACGCTTTGACCACGGCCAGTGCGGCCTGTTCAATCTTCTTGAGCCTTCGGTTCTCTGCCTCTAGCTCTGCCATGTTTAAATCTTGCTCTCTCTCTTCGTCAGTCATATGCGTCCTTATTTATTTAGTTCGGCCAACATCTCGTCCGTCAGTTCTTTCACTCGCAGCAACGCGGCTTCCATGTCTGCCTTATGTTTAAACTCTCTTGTAATGGCCAGCTTGATGTTGGCCAGCGTTGCGTACATGTCTACACCTTTTAGAGCAAACAGCAGTTGAGTCTCATCGTCAGGGTAGTCAAACTCCAATATGGCTTTTGACTTCATGGCGTGTAAACATTCATCAGAATAACAATCGCAGCTATAGCCAAACCGCAGATGCAAGACCAAACCGCATCTTCGTTATGAGGGGAGTCGCCCAGTAGCGTGGACTGAATCCACAGTTCCTCAGGCGTAACCTCATGAGGCGGTATCTTGTACATGCATCCAATCAAAACCTTGCCAGTGTTATACGGTGTAGTTTTCATATGTCTCTTTCTTGCGTTCACGTCTAAGCCAAAACCCTCGTTAGTTCTTAACCATTCGCTTGGCTAACATCTCTTCGGTTGTGGCACAACGTCTGTCTTTACCATGTTCGCCAATGCGGTGCATGTCAAACGATTCGTTACTGGAGAAGTATTCATCGCATCCACTGCACTGGTTCCTTGTTCCACTAAGTTTCATCGGGAACCTCCAGTCTGCGTTCAAGGATAAGTTCGTCAATGATCAGTTCAGCAAATGAAGCACCGGACGGGAATCGCATCTTGGCCGCATTGTTTTGGTTTACAACTGTGATGCAAGCATCAATCCCTGCGTTGTACCCTGCGGTGTATGGATCCCCGACCGACAGGCGACTGTCAATCGCCTCCCGAATCATCTGAGCCATCGTGATCTTCTTAAGCTTGGCAAACTTCTTCATGCGTGCGTGCTCATCCTGTGAGACATACGTCATGAACGGTTTAAACTTCTTAAAATGGGTCATCGATTACTTTCGTTCTTTGGTACTCACGGATTAGCAGATCAAACTTAGCCTTCGCCTCTGAGTTCCCATGTAGTTCTGTGCGGGATTCAATACCACAGCGTTTAGACAGCAAGTGCGTTGCATCTATCTCGTTGTCGCATGACAGGAAGTCTTGGAAGGCGGGGTCGCGGCAAAGCATTCCGGCTTTCTGTACTCGGTTGTCGTATGGCGTGGGTGACTCATCATCTTGGATGCGAACCACCGCACAGGCATACCTAGCCCCAACAAAGTCACGCAGAATCTCTTCCGGTACTTCGTCAGGGTGCAGAGAGAGCGTCAAGATAAAACCAGTGCGGTCTTGCTTGAGCGCTACCTTACGGGCTTCAAACTGTAGTGCCATCTTGTTCTTTGATACCAAGGCGTGACTCAAGGTAAGAGATGACGTACTCAAGGCCGTTGTGGTGAAGCTTCAGTTCTCGGTTGTGCTTCAAGCATTCATTGGCTCGACGCTCTTGAAACTCAGCAGCATTTTTCCACTTATCAATTTCATCGTTTAAACGATTGATTTCTTTACGCAGCACGTCTTGACCGGCAGTTGGTGGGGCGGCCTCTGGTTTAACCTTTTTAATTTTTACCTTGTGCAATACTTGGTACACATAAGCAACAGTTGCATTACAGGCATCAGCCACTTTATTGATAGGTGCAGAAGGATTGGCCTGTTTAAACTCTCTAATTTGTTTTGCTTTGTTTATCATAATTTACCTCAAAATGGAATGTCTTTGTCATCAGCGGGAAACTCTTGGGCTTGGTTCTCATGGCGAGGAGCACCCTGCTCTTCAGGAACAAAGCGGTTAACTTTCAAGGCCAAGTAGGTCTTGCCACTGGTTTGGCTGACGTTCTTCCAACCGGAAAGCTTGATGATGGTCAGGCCGTTCTCGGTCTTGATAGCCGTCAGGTCTTTTAAGTTAATGGCGATCGTTCCTGAGTAATCAGGGGACTGTGGGCCTTTCTTGACTGGCTCGGCAAACAGATTGCCCGAATCGGGTTTTGTCTCAAAAGGTTTCTTTGCGTAGGTACTCATTTTGTTTCCTCAGTTAGTTGTTGCTTCAATGTCTTGAAGCGGCTTAATATCTCCTCGTACAGAGGAGGGTGCGTAACCTTCAGCGAATCAAGCTGAAGCTCATTGCTCTTCCAGTAGCTGTTTAAACCTGCTACTGTGGTGCAGTGGGTTGTCCACTCAATCATTCCCTCGGTAAACAACTTGCGGCTCTCATCCGAGTTGTCCCATTCAGTAACTTGAATCGTCTTCTTGGGTGCAGTCTTGGAAATGATCTTCTCGTACTTCGGCCCATCTTCCTTTTTAGTCAGTTCGCCCATGGTGGTAGGGGCATCGTCTGACTGCGGAAGATCGTCACCGCTATAGATGTACAGACCCAATCCATGCAGAGCTAAGGCTTTGGTCATGCATCGCATGATGGCCGTGTTGACTTGGAAAGCGTCAGGGCTTTGGATAGGTTGGTTACGGTGGTTCATCACTGGCAACATACATGTGCGGCCTTGGCCGAACATGGTGACTGTGACCCATACCATGCCTGTGCCGTTCACATCCATGTAAGGTTTGTCAGCAAACGTGTGGACAATGAACGACGCAGTGGAGTCGGCCTTGAGAGCCTCAGCCCACGCCCATGCCCATGACAGGTACGTCAGGCCATTCTTCTTCTCGGTGTGCTCGTTGACGTTAAGCTTTAGTAAATCATGCGGTGACATTGATTTCTCCTTGATACTGTTTACACCACTTGCTGACTCCACAGAAATCTCCTGTGCATCGCTTGGGTTCGCCTTTGCGGGTTTCGACATAGCCTTTTTCCTTTTCTGCCAACTCTGTGGCTTCTTCTATGGTTTTAAATAAACGGATCGCTGATTTGCGTCCCTCTCTCTTCACAGCAAAGACGGTTTCACTCATCCATCTTTCCTCATCGGTGCAGGGTTGTAGCTCCTCACCAAATTCATGATTCACCTTGGCATTGCGGTGCATCTCTAAGCGCTTACGGACGTAGGCCTCTGTGGTTACAGAGTCCCACATGGGGATGTCAATCATCACGGCCTCAGCTTCGGGGTAGCCCTCTGAGGTGTCATGTGCAGAGTAATCTTTAATAATCGCGCAGATCTGCAAGCCTTTGACTGGCACACGCTTGACCGATTCCACTAGCCACTTGTAAATGTTTAACTGCGTTGTCCAGTCATCCTTGCCTTGCTTGACTGACCAAGCCTTGACGAACTTGTAATCGATGATGACCACACCGCCTTCGACTTGTTGTTGCAGATCAATCGCACCGCTGATCACAATGCCATCGACCTCAGTAAAGATGCGTTCCTCGTTGGTGTAGCCCTCAACTTCTTTGGCCTCAAGCTTGCCATGCATGAATGTGCCTAGCTGAGAGGCAATCATTTTGGTAACGTCAATCTCCATGTCAGCATCGTACTGTTCGCGTAACCTTCTGATCTTTGGTGGCGACATTAGCTCAGTAACGCTATACTGTGAAGCACCCTTACTGTAGTAATTGCGTGAGAGCAAAGCCACTATCGGTGCGGGCAGATTCTGTTTGTTCGTTATCTTCATCTTCTCTCCGAGGTTGTTATGAATCCGAAACACAATGATAGTGATGTTACACAAGAATTGCAAGTGCTATCACAAATTATTTTTGGTGAGCCAGCTTCGAAAGCAAACTCTCGTAGGGTTGTACGCTTCGGTGGTATGTCTAGACTGATTAAGTCTGCTAAAGCATTAAGTTATTCTGATGCATTTAAGCAACAGTGCGGGAAACTACCTACACTAATGACAGGGGATCTGCGGGTTACTCTGCATATTTTCTATGCCTCAAGGCGACCCGACTTGGATGAGAGCCTGATCCTAGACCTGATGCAGGGTCTTATATATGAGAACGATCGTCAGGTTAAGGAGAGGCATTGCTACTGGGGGCTAGACCCTGAGAACCCTAGGGCAGAGATCATCATTGAAAAGATCCCTGAGGTAGCCCCAAAAAAAAGCCCCACCAAGAAAACTCGGAAGGGCTTAAGCTCAACATAGGCAACTGCTGAGGAGAGAGTGCCTAAGTTTAAACCAAAACCGCAGCAAAATACAACAGGTGCGTAAAACACAGCAGTTGGCCAGCAGGAAACGTTTAAACGCATAAAAACCCTCCGCCGGGTTACGCTGTTGATGTTTAAACGCTTGCGGCGTACCCCGGATATGCCAAAAAGTACTTATTGCCGAAAATATTTTTTGATACCGCTTGACACAACCAGATTAGTTGTGCTTATAATTCAATCGTTGTCGTAGTGGTCAACGGTGAAAGCCATTTACACATGCCTCGCCCCGTACAGGGGAACCACTACGGGGCAGTTGTAAGTGGCTTTTTCTTTTTCAGAACTAGACGGGCATTGGGTTAGCGCCAATGCAGATGTAACCATCGGACGAAATGCTAAAGCAACACTGCTTTATGTGAGCCGTCTTAGTTCTGATCCCCCTCCTACGACAACCGTACTCCAGACGTTACTAAGGGGTAGAAATCTGCCTGCGTG